GTCCATTTTTGAATGGCGGGGGGGATCGCCGGGAGTCGCGTGAGTCCGCCGCCGATACTTATCAGAGGAACAGACCGAATTCTAAAAGGGGCTTGCTTTGAGCTATGGAGCCGATTTTCGGACTATTTTGATGGTTTTGCGATCGCCCCGACGCGACGGTAAACCCGCTCGGTGATGTCCCCTTTCGTGTGCCCGAGCAACAGGCTTGCGTCGCCGACATCGCTGATCTCCGACGCGGCCTTGGGGCGAATGTCGCGGAATTGGAATTCCACGATCCGGCTGGCGAGCAGCTCGTCACCTTTCTCAAGCGCTTCCATTTTTGCGTTTTCCCGAGCCGCGTCCCAGCGCTTCCTGAGCATCGTGGCCGTCATCCGTTTACCGCTCCGGTTGATGATCAGGTAACTCGAAAGGTGCTGGGCATTTCGCTCTGTGATTGCCGCGATCAGCTTGCCCAGACTGTTTAATTCCCCGCCGGACGTGATCTGGATTCGAAGCTTCTTTTGAGTCTTGTTTTGCTGAACGGTCAGATACCCGCCTTCAACATCATCCTTCCTCATGACCAGCACGTCTGCCGGCCGTTGGCCGGTCAGGTATGCCAGGTCCATCGCTTCTTTCAGCTCCTGAGCTGCCTTCTTGTACACCGCCTCCCAAACCACATCATTCGCGTAATAGTCCCTCGGCGTTTCCTTGTTCTTGCGTACACCCTGGCAGGGGTTTTCCTTTGTCGTCAGGCCCCACTCCCGGGCAATGTTGAAAATATGAGAGAGGGTCGCGATCTCGCGATTTGCCCGAACCTTTGCCGATCGGGCATCTCGATATCCGGCAATCGTCGCTGGCGTGATCGAGTCAATCGGCGCGCTGTCGAAGATCGGCCGCAACTGCTTGATCTCTGCCAGGTTGTCCTTCTGTGTGCGGGGCGCCTTCTTCGGCACCACGTCGCGGATGTACCGATCGAAGATGCCTTTCATTGTGCGCAGGTCGAGCGGCTTCTCCTTGGCCTCCAGTTCGGCCCATTTCAACCGGGCTTTGTCGAGATCCTTGCCCAGCGGAATGTCTTTGCCGAGCAGGTCGCGATAGTAGTAGGCCGTCCAGGTGGTTCCGTTCTTGCGTTTGCGGGATCGTTTGTACATCCGTGGTGGCAGGTGGTGGTGCTCGGTCTTGCGGGGGCGCATATCAGTTCACTCGCGAGAAGTCTGGCGTCCATGCCGGCGCGGCCGGCGGTGGGTTACCGGGTGCTTCGCACCAAGCGCACGACCGAAGGCGACTTCGAAATCAGCGCCCTGCAGTTCGAGCCGAGCAAATTCGCGCACATCGACACCGGCGCACGCTTGGAAGAGCGCCCGATCAGCGTTATTCCGATCACCGTGGTCCCGCCGCCGACCAGCGTCACCCTCGCGTCGACTTCCTCGGTGGTTCAGGGGCTGGCCGTGGCCACCATGACCATCAGTTGGCCCGCCGTGGATGGCGCAGTCGGCTATGACGTGGAGTGGCGCAAGGACAGCGGCAACTGGATCAGGCTCCAGCGCACGGGCATGACCAACGTGGACGTGGTCGGCATTTACGCCGGCGCCTATGCGGCCCGCGTTCGCGCGGTGAGTGCGTTCGATATCACGTCGATTTGGCGTAACTCGATCCTGACCAACCTCAGCGGTAAGCAGGGTCTGCCGCCGGCGCTGAGTTATCTGACGGCCACGCCGCTTCTGTTCGGCATCTACCTGAAGTGGGGGTTTCCGCCGGGTGCCGAGGACAGCCAGCGGACGGAGATCTGGTATGGCCCGACAACGGTATTGGAGGCTGCCACCAAGCTGACGGATCTTGCCTACCCGCAGAGTGACTTTTCGATGCTCGGCCTGCGCGCTGGCGTGACGTTCTACTTCTGGGGGCGGATCGTCGACAAGATCGGCAACATTGGGCCGTGGTATCCGATCGGCACCGGGGTTCAAGGGCAGTCGAGTGCTGACGCGGCGGCCATTCTGGAAATGATTGCCGGCGAGATCGGCCGCACGGAGCTGGGTCAGGACATCCTCGACGAAATCGACAAGATCCCGGGTTTGCAGGCTCAGATCGATGCGCTGGACGGCCTGAAAGGCTACGACCCGGAGGCCACCTACGAGGAATACGACCTGGTGGTGCAGGGCAAGCGGATCTACCAAGCCACCGGCCCGGTGCCTGTCGAAACTCCGCCGCCGAACCCTCTCTACTGGCTCGACGTGGGCCAGACCGTGGAAACGGCAAATGGCCTGGCTCAGCAGGTGGCGACCAACACCGCCGAGATCACTGAACTCGACGGCGTGGTAACAGCTCAGGCTACGGCCTTTCAGGCGTTGCGCGCTTCGTGGCGCGACGAAGATGGGCAGGGGGATCTGGACGGCGCCATCAAGGAGTGGGGTAGCACGGCCGCCATTGCCAACGAAGACCGAGTCAGGTCATCCGAGAACCTGGCCAGCGCACAAAAGCTCACCACTCTTGATTCCAGGGTTGGTGAAAACGAGGCGAATGTAACTGACCTACGTCAGACGGTCGCCACGGACAAGGAGGCCACGGCGCAGGCGATCACGCAGGTAAGCGTCAAGGTCGGCGAGAACACCGCCGCCATTCAGGAAACAGCCACTGCCTTTGCTGACGTAAACGGCAATCTGAAAACCATGTGGTCCGTGAAGATGCAGGTTTCGGCGAATGGGCAGTACATCGCCGCTGGGATTGGTCTGGGCATCGAGAACGTGAACGGGGTTTTCCAAAGCCAGTTCCTCGTCGCTGCGGATCGGTTCGCCATCGTCAACACCATCGCCGGCGGCGCCATTTCGGTGCCGTTTGCGGTTCAGGGCGGCCAGGTCTTCATGAACTCGGCGTTCATCGCTGACGGAACGATCACCAACGCCAAGATCGGCAGCTACATCAGCTCGACCAACTACATTGCCGGCCAGCAAGGCTGGATTCTCAATAAAGACGGAACGCTGGAAATCAACGGCATCGTGCCCGGTCAGGGTCGGCTGGTGATCAACTCGCTGAACGTCTCTGTCTACGACGCCAACAATGTATTGCGCGTTCGGCTCGGCTATCTGGGGTAATCAATGGCTTTATTCGGGCTTCGTGTCTTTGACGAGAATGGATTTCTCGCCATGGACACCAACAGCTTCACGTATCAGGTGTTGTGGCAGGGCGTGATCGACTTCAGCGGTACCACGCCCAGCTACACACTGAACATTCCGGGCTTCAACCCTGCCAATTGCGTGTTCATGATCATCCCGACGAGGGTACAGGACGTGCAATCCTCTGAAACCGACGGTAGCGGCAACGCAAAATCCTACCCCTATGTCACGACCGCCGTCGGCCAAGTGGTCGTCAGGCCCAAGAACCCTTCAGCGAGCGCTTCGACAGGGCAATCGAGGATTGTCGCCAAGGGCTACGCCATCAGGTATTCGACATGAATTATGGCTTTCAGAGCATCAACGACAACGCCTTCGTACAAATTGACTCCGAAGCTCCAAGGCTTTGTGTGCTCACGAAGGGCTCATACGCAGGCGTGACCGATGCTTTTGCAACATTCGCTCGCGCGGTGACGAGTCAGGATCCGCCGCTTGTTTTTATTCGACCAGACCAGACCGGTTCGATTCAGGTACCCATTTCGGTTTGGTTCACTGGCGGCCCAGGAAACTGGACCGGTTTCGCCATGAAGGCCTCGAACGTGCTGGGCACCTTGAGCGGCCAGTATTTTGTTGCCGCATGGGCATCAATGGGGACTGCGGCTTATGGAATGCGTCTATGGGATGGTAATGGGGCCCTTGTCTACGACAGCGGTGCTCCGGCGGTTGTCGTTACCTTTGCTGCCGGAAACTGGACATACCTCGGCAGCGAGGTTTTGACAGCAGGGCGCCGGTACATCTGGGGCATTTCAAAGGCCCTTGGCGCCGGTGAGTATGTTTCGCTCAATCCCTTCTCAATGAATTGCCACAACGATGCAACGGGCGGCGGCTGTGCGCTTGGCGTCGATTACGCCGGCGGCCGGATCATGATGTACAGCCTGGCAACCACAGCTTGGACTGATCAGGGCCATCGGCCATTCCTCTGCGCCAAACTGCTGGCCTGAGCTTCAACCTTTTCTGGAGATATTCAATGCCCTGGTACAAGTCCGGGACGGTTTCTGTCGTCCAAAATACCAATGCGGTGATTGGCGCGGGCACTGCGTTCATTGCCAACGCCAGAGTCGGTGATGCATTTCGCGGCCCAGATGGTGGCTGGTACGAAGTGACCAACATCGCCAGCGACACCGCGCTTTCAATCGCACCGGTATATCAGGGAGCGACCAATTCATCCGGGGTCTACGCGCTGGCCCCAATGCAGGGGTACGTCAAAGATTCTGCCGATGCTCTGCGTGCGCTGGTCAACCAATTCGGCGGTGTGATGGCTGTGCTGGGGCAGACTCCAACGCAGGCCGGCGTGCGCACGGCTTTGAACTTGACCAATACTGATGGACTTCCGGAGGGATCGACCAACAAGTACATGACCGCCGCCGGGGTTCGCGGCACCACCTTGACCGGCCTCGATCTCACGGTGAAGACGGCTGTCGTCGCGACCGATACGATACTGGCGGCCATCGGTAAACTTCAGGCGGCAAAGGCTGATGCATCAAGCCTTAACAGCGTGATAGACACAGCTTTGATTTCCGGACTGATTCCCTCCAGGCCGGCGCCAACCTCTCTGACCATTTCGACTGGGACCGCCTACATCCCGGGGCTCGGTCGTCGAGTCACGGTGAGCTCTGACATCACCTTGAGTGGCTTGGCGCTGCCCGCGTCTGTTTGGCATTACGCCTACCTGTACGAGAACGCAGGTGCCGCCGCTGTCGAGCTGGTCACGACCGCGCCATCCGCGCCTTACATGGGTACCGCCAGAACGAAAACGGGTGACACATCGCGGCGATTCATCGGCGCATTCCGGTCTGGTACAAACGGCGGCGTTTTGGGCTTCGCCATGGGCAGCGACGGAGTTCTCAACTATCGAGACAACCTGATCGCAGCACCATACCGGGTTCTTTCAAACGGAGCGGCCACTACCCCGACCACGATCGTCACTTCGGCAATCGTACCGATCAACGTGACGAAAACCGTTCGCTTGAACATGAACAACAACGGCACCCCTGTGGCAAGCCTCGCCCCCGGCAACTTCAACGTAACCACGGTCGGGTCAGAACCAGGCGGGAAAGTGTCCTGTGACACGACCCTGGATGAATCGGGGAACCTCTGGTACTTCAACTCTGGTACCGGCGGATCGCTTTCAATCGATATTACCGGCTATGGGATGGACAGATGATGCCTTACGCAATCACAGGCTACGGCTGGCGGGCTGTAGGCGACGACTTTACTGAAGCCGATCTGGCCGAAGGCGAAAGCCTTGTCGATGAAATTCCCCAGTCACTGATCGATGCAATCGCTGAGCAAGAGTTGCTTCGAGAAACGACGGCGGACCTCAATGCGCGAACCCGGCTGGCAACTGCCCAGGTAACAGCACTGCAAGGCCGGGTCGATGCAATCAACGACGCCATCGACGGCGATTACGCCTTGCCGGAGGAGGTCGAAGAAAAGCCGCTTCGCGTGGCGATGTTGGCCGAATGGAAAAAGTACCGCGTGTTTCTCGGGCGAGTCACGGGTCAGCCTATCTGGCCAACTGCACCGGCATGGCCAGAACAACCGGCGCTCTATAACGACGAAACCACTGTAGCTCGGGCGTAAAGCGCGCCGAACCCAACAAATGACCAGCCCGCCGTCGAGCGGGTATTTTTTTGCCTGGAGAAAAGAATGACCGTCACTGAAAAAGACCGCGACGTCCTTGCTCGCACGCTGTGGGGCGAGGCGCGCGGCGAGAGTCTGGCCGGCAAGATTGCCGTGGCCTGGACGATTCGCAATCGCGTGTTCGACGGCAAGACCAATTCATGGTGGGGGGAGGGCTACGCCGGCGTGTGCCAGAAGCCCTACCAGTTCAGCTGCTGGAACAAGGGGGACCCGAACTATCCATTCCTGAGTGGCGCGCGGGAGATCCCTTTCCGCGAACTGGCGCAGTGCCGGATTGCTGCTGACCAGGTAATCGACGGCAAGGTGTCGGATCCTACTGGCGGTGCCACGCATTACTACGCGCTCAGCATGAAGACTCCGCCAGCCTGGGCGGCCAAGGCGAAGCAGACGCTGTTGCTCGGTGGCCACGTCTTCTTCCGGGATGTGCCGTGATGGTCGTGCCGTGGCGAGTTGTCGGCGCGGTAGTGCTGGCGCTCGCCGGCGCTGCCTTGGCTTGGCAGGTTCAGGACTGGCGATTCGGCAAACAGCTGGCCGAGCAGTCCAGGCTGCACACCGAAACCCTTAATCAGCTGACCATGGCCGCCGCCACCGCGCAGCAGGCCGAGCAGGACAATCGGCTGGCGCTCGAGCAGCGGCTGGCGGCCAGTGACAAAACCCACTCCGAGAAAATGACCAATGCTCAAAAAGCCCAGGCTCTTCTGCGCGATCGCCTTGCCACTTCTGATCTGCGGCTGTCAGTCCTCCTCGACGCGGGTTCAACCGGTGGCTGCCCAGTGCCTGCCTCCGCCGGCGCCGGCGGCGTGGATCATGCAGCCGTACGCGCCAGACTTGACCCAGCGCATGCTCAACGAATTGTCGCCATCACCGACGAAGGCGACCGTGGACTGATTGCGCTGCAGGCGTGTCAGGCCTATATCCGCGCGCTGACCGGTGGCTCAGAGCCACAGTTGCGACCTGATCGACCTTGACCCATGATTTAGATTCCTTTTGATGAAGCGGTGCCATGGACAAGCAGCTGGCTGCATACTCAATAGTACTGACGATCATCTGGGTATCAGCGGTAATCGCTGTGATGTATTGGATGTCGAGCTGAATGTAATGGTGAGCGATATGGAAGGCGTGGTGCTGGGCGAGAAGATGCAGCGAGAGGCGGACCGGCTGCTGGCGCAGATTGTCCGTGCTGATTCGATGATCATCGCTGTGAAGGCGGGAGCACGGGCAGATGGCTTCGTGCTTGGCTTGGAAACCGGAGGTGCTTTGCGCGCCGGCGATGCTGAAAATCTGTACATCATTTTTGAAGCCGCGCTGGTGGAGCGCCTGAAAACGCTGACGAAGGGCTGATCAATCGACCGGTTCGATCAGGCCCGGGCCTTGGTTTCGGACATTTCCCACGGCCCGGTCAACTTTAAACCACTCAAACACCTCAGTCGGCTCGCCCTGGTGCAGCACCATTTGCTCAGCGCGCTCTTTCGGTGTGGCCGGGTCCAGCC